ACTCGTATGATTTTTGTAAACCTGCTTTAAGTAAAGCTTCTGTATAAGCTCTAGCTGTTCCACCTGCAATTGCAGTTGCACCTGTACCTGCAGGTTCTGCCGAAGGTGATCCATTTTTAGAATAGTTATCTGCATTAGTTCCGCTTGATCCTGTACCTGCGATTTTACCGCCATACCATGTTCCAACGGATGCTGATTTTCTTGCAGCCGAACTAGATCCAGTTGCTTTCGCTTGTTCTACTCCGACCATGCCTTTTTCCATATCTCTTTTTAAAGATTTACCAATCTTTGCAAGAGCATAAGCAAGTTCATCACCTCTACCTGCATTGTCAACTGATCTATCTGTACCAGATATGATTACTGCTTCAGCAGATATTTGTGTTCTATTATTTAGACGATCAGTAGGAATTTGAGCTGTTCCTGCATAATCATCACCTTCTATTTGATGGTTGTTGGCTGCTGCTCTAAGACCGTCTGTTTGCCACTCGTGAAGTGTGCTAGTAGCCGTTCCTTTAGCTGCATTAGTCATAAAAGGAGTTTCAGTAGGACTAATATTATAGATTACATCCTGTAAATCTTCTCTTATACCAACAGCATCGTAAGTGTCAAAAGTACCACTTGGTTGTGCCATTTTAATCTCCGATTAATTTTTAGATAGCATTTCTTTCAGCACCTCTTGTGCGTCTTGAACTCTACCTGATTTTTGTAATTTTTTCATACGATCATTTACACGCAGTTGCTTGTCAGTAGATCGAGTGTTATTTTTACCTTCAGATGATACGACACGATTAGCAGGTTTAACTTTTTTATCACGCAATCCCTTTTTTTCTAAAAGTTGATTGTATTTCATTGCATCGTGCAAAGTTTTTACAGCTCTATGATCAACAACCATGTTGACTTCTTGCTCTGTATAACCCTGCTTCATTGCAAATTCACTTATATCTTTCATTAACTTTGGAGCTTTTTGTTCATCGCCAAATACAGGCATCATGTTTAAAAGCTTTCCTCGTTCACTTTCGATATGTTTTTGATAAATTTGTTCCTGCTCTTTTCGTTGTTCCTGTGCTAACCTCTGTTTTTCTTGCTGAACTTGAAATTGCAATTCTTTTTTGCGATCATACTCAGCTTTTTTAACAGCATAGTCTGTCGGATCTGATTGAGCTAAAGTTACCCAATCAATATTATCATCAGTTTGTATATTTTGCTCTACTACCTGAAGTTTCTGTGCGTATTCTTCACGCATTTTTTTTACTGCTTCTTGATCTTTGGAAATAGTATCAAGCTGAGAATCTAATGTTCTTCGTTGCTCACTAAGTTCCATAGTCTTTTTGGTATAGTCCGATCCTTTAGAGTAACCTTCCTTTAACTCGTCTAAGTTGACTTTTTGCGTTTTACCATTGATAGTAATATCAAAAAGTTCTTGATTGTTTTCCGTAGTGGTTTCTTCGTTATCAACTAAGTCTTGGTCAGAAATATCATCGACAGACAATTCATTATCTGTTTCCAGGTTGTCTTGTGCTGCTTCTTTTATTTCTTCTTTTGGCTGTTCTTCGCTTCTTGCAGTATTAATAAGATTGGCGAATGCCTGTTGTGTTTCCTGTATCGTTTCGGTTGGTTTTGATACAGATTCCGTTTGCGGATTGTCTGACATAAAACTCCTATTGTTTTTTATTTAGTTTGCCTGTTTCCATCACAGACTTGATGTTCACTAAAAGTAGATCAAACATTTTACCCATGAGATAAATTTTTTCTCTACCTTCGGAATCTCGTGCAGGTGAATTAAGAAACTCACCGTATAATTCTTGTTTTATTTGTTTTATTGCATCCTGAAATACAGGATTGTCTAAAATATTTTTTGCTAATTCTGTTCGTTTTTGTTCTTGTTCAGGAGTCAATTAAAGTCCTCCAAAAGTTGTTTTTCTGCCTGATTGCATATCTTTAACCACTTGCTCAACTCTATCTCTTTCTTTTTGAACTTGTTGATTATTTATAACAACATTACCTTGATAACCACCTTGATAATCACTTGTAAATGGTGATCCAAAATCTTCACCACCTCCATAACTACCACCTGCATCTGTTACAATATTTTGATTACCGCCATAAGTTACAGCAGCTTCATTGGTATCAGCTCTTGGTTGGAATAAAATACTTTTATCTGGCTCACTTTGTATATCATAAATTCTGTTTAAGTTATCATCAAATTGACCAGTAAAGAAACCTCTACGCATTAATTCGTTTTCCATTGCTTCTTTTCTTTTAGCACTTTGATTTCCAAACGGTAACTGTAATAACGATCCTTGAATACTTCCAAAGCCATCCTTAAAAGTTACTTTACCACCTTTGCTTGGAAGATAACCTAACATACCGCTATTCGTTAAAAAGCCAGATGATAAATAATCTATAAGTTTATCGTCTGATAAACCACGCATTTTATCAATAGAAAAATATGGTCTTTCTTCCATATCATCATCACTACCACCACCTGTTACTTCATTTGCCATATTTCCACTAAATTGATCTATCGGCTGACAAACTCCATCAATTAATTGATAACCAGAAGGACAAGGATCAACAACTGGATCTGTTTGTACTGGCGGATTGAGAGGAGGGAATTCTTGACCTGGCTCTCGTAAATCAAATATAGGATTTATATCAGGCGGTGTACTGTATGGTTTATCCAAATACTCTGATATAATTTGTTGTGCCTTTTGTGATTGTAAAAAACCCATTAACTTAATCCTTGTTGTATAATTTTAGCTGCTAACTTTTCTTTTTCCATATCAAGACCATCATTATCTTTAATGATTGTTGAAGCTAGTTTTTGTTCGTCTAAATCTAGTTTCTTTGCTTGGAGAGTAGCATCTAGTTGTAATTTTTTAGTTTTTAAATCCAATTCAGCTGCATCTTTTTGTGCCTGTCGTTGGACATCCTGCTGTGCCACCGTCAACGGATCAATCTTTGGTTGTCTTGGCTGTGGTGGAACAGTAGCAGGATTATTGAAAAATGGTGACGCATCTTTATAACCTGAGTTTTGTAAATATTGTTCAAGAGTATTGTATATATTTTGCGGAGTCACCATGTTCAAACCACCTTGCATAATCATTTTTTCCTGTACGGCTAAAACTCTTTGCAAAACTTCTAGTCTTTGATCTTGGTTTCCAGTTCCAAGACCAACTTGCACTGTTACATCATAGCGATTAAACCACTCACGAGGATTCATCGGTACAAAGTCATTATTAATTCGAATTAATCTTTCTGTATCCTGATATTCACAGACAATAGCAAATATTGTTTTAAAAATATCTTTCACACCCTCAGCAAAGTTTCTTGCAATAAGTTCTATTCGCTGTGTTTGAGCCATCATCATTTGATTTGTTGATGTAGCAGTAGTGTGTGACTTGTTTATCGTGTCAGCATTCAAACCCATCTGCTGCTTGGCAACACCTGTTCTTGATTCTTTAATTTCATCAATCTTTTTCATCATAGCCAAACCTTCATTAAGGAAGTTTGGAGTCTGCATTGGTGTTACAGCATTTGGTGATTTAACTCTAACAACTCCACCTGCTCTACTAGTTAGTAAATCATCTAAATTTGCTTGTCCGTCCACAACAAGTGTTCTTGCGTGGTTTTGGAAATACATATTATCGAGTGTATTTCGTAATATTGTTGATGATACAGCTTGTATATCGGCAATCAGGTCGTAAAAACTTAATCCAAAGAAACGATACGGCATTGGAATAGCTCTAACCATTGTAAGGGGTATAAATGGTATTTCTTCGTTCTCTAAAAGCTTGTAATTATTATAACCACTACCACCAACAGTAACTTTTCTCAACTCTGCAATGCCATCACCATCCATATCTACTTTGAGATAGCATTCAGTTACATTAACTACAGCTTGTGAAGGATCTAATGTGCTTACATTCAAATCCGTAGTAGCATCATCATAACTTCTTCTGGTTACAGCTTCCGTATTAAAGACTTCTTCGTCAGATACAGGTAAATCATTCACGATTTCTGCATCATATCCCATGTCAATTAACTCTGATCTCGTTTTATAGACTCTATGAGCTATAAAATTACAATCTTTCATTGAAGTTGCTCTTTTGGAAACCAAAATATCTTCTGGTGGCACACTTTCTATCTTAACTCTGCCTAAATCCTTCTTTCTTTTAACTTCAACATCGTATTTGACAGGGAAAAGAGCATCGTCAGATGATTTTTCATCAACATTGACTATCTCAACCTCAGTATCAAGGAGTAGCGAGTTGTATTCAATCTCAGTAAGGTCTTGATATTGCTCTTTTCTCTGTTCCGAACTTGGATTCCAGTAGATTTTGCAAAAACCATTCTTTTGAAGGAGTGCTGTTTTAAATAAATCATACAAAATACTGAAACCATCGTTATCTTTATTAAAAATATGGTTACAATAATTAGAAATACTCTCAGCAAACCTATCATCTTCAGGTTGTGTTGGCTCAAATCTTACCATTCTATCGCTTTGCGTAAACATACGCATTAAACTTGGTAAAACTGACTCTACTGTTTCCAATAATTCTTGTGTAACAACAGCACTTCTACCTTCAACTTCGTTGCCGTATGGCTCACCAAGATAATATTTTAGCGATTGCTGTCGTTGTTCCGATAAATCGGAGGTGTAAAACCCTAGTGAGTTTTGTACTTCCTGCGATATTACCTGTAATAATTCTGAATCTGTTTTTTTTGCCATTTTTTTTAAATCCAATCAATCGTTGGTAGTCCATTGTAATTAACATCGTAAATAAACCATGCAAAAGCCATTAGACCACCTTTATTGTCATTCTTTTTAAAACCTAATCTTCTTGAAAATATTAAAACTTTTTTTAATTTTTTTTGGTTAAACAAAACTTGTGATCTTTTTTTGCCTTCTAAAAAAGATAACTTACACAATAGAGCAAGTTTATTATTTACATTTTTTAAACCATGTAATGTAAATTCAGTTGCTAAATTAAAAGGTGGATTAGTAATAATATTATCAACTTTTTTATATGTCAGTAAGAAATCTTTTACTTCTCCATATCCTCTGTTAATTAAATCCGAACTGTAAACTGTATAACCTGCTTCTTTTAATGGTTTAGATATTGCTCCATTTCCACAACTACATTCCCAAATATCGCCATTAAATTTTTCATATTTTATTAAATCTTGAATTGCATCGTTTGGAGTTTCATAAAAATCATTTTTAACACGATCATTATTAAAATTATGACCTACCATTTGGTATGCAGCTTTAATCACATTATTCCTAAATTCGGATAATTAATTTCTGTACTCCAATTAGTAGAAGTATTTAATCCAACTGCCAGGTAACGAAAAGCATCTGCACTATGCGATGTCCAATCATGTACTGGTCTATTCTTTACTTCACCTCTATCATTCGTACTCCAACGATATTGACGAAGTGCATCTAATCCTAATTTTGTTTTTTCGTGATCAAACCAACACCTTGATAAAATCATTCGTACTGCATTGATACCATCATCTACTGGTAGCTTGGGAACAATAGAAGTTACTAAACCTAAACTCTGTGCCGTTTCTATCCTAGAATTTCCTGTTCCTATTTCTCTTACACTTGCATCGTGGGGAAAGTAATGTGTATCATACACATAACCTTTATCTTGCAGCATACCTGCATAGTATTCTAATCCTTCACCACTATCTTCTTCGTAGTCTATCAAATGTATTGCTGATCCTACTTGCTGACAAAACCAAATACTCGTCTTGTCTGCCATTCCTAAATCCCAAAAAGTATTAACCTTTAGCTTTGAGTCATAAGGAATTTTTGTAACCCTTTTTTGCTCGTCAGCCAATGTCAAACTCTTGCCATAAATAGAACCAATACCTGCACTATCAAACGAGCATTCAAACTCTGCTTCATAGATTTCTGGTGGCATTAACTTCTTAGCTTCGCTTAGTTCTTCTTCAGGAACAATTTTTGTTTCACTTGCCTTAAAGTTTTTTGCTAACCAGGTTTCATTATGCTGTGCGTGATCAAATAGATCGTAGAATGCGTTATGACCTGCGGGAGTTCCTATCGCAATCATCCATCCATTTCTATCAACTAAACTTGGTCTAATAATTTCTGTCCATAAACGAGGTGGCATCTGAGCCACTTCGTCTAAGACACATCCATCCATGTAAAGACCACGCAAAGTGTCTGGTCTTTCACAACCGAGTAATTGTATTCTTCCACCATTAGGAAGATCACATCTAAGCTCGGTTTCATGGTATTGGACATCTGGGAGGACATCCGTATAGAATTTTAAATAATCCCAACAGTTTCTCTTAGAAATAGAGTAAGTTGGAGAAATATAATAATACCTGGGGTTAGGTAACTCGTTTTGTAAGCACTTTTTTATCATTTCATTGATACAAAGTACCGTTTTACCAAACCTACGGTGGCATACGAGAACATTAAATCTTTTTAATGACTCGTGTATTTCTTTTTGTAGCTGTCTTGGTTTATAGGGAATAGTAATCTTTTTCACGATTTCTTTCCTTTATCTTCTATGCACTCAATACTAAACCTGAAGTAAGTATTTAGTTCATGCTTTTGCCAGTTGGCAGCCAAGTCCAGGCATTCTTCTTTTGCCATAGGTTGCTGTAAAGCCATCTGGTTTCCAACATACACCCATTCAGTTCCGTTATATCCCCATAGACTTATGACTAGAATAAATACCTTTGTCATAAATCCTCCGCTTTAATTATTGCTTTGCCAATAGTTTCAACAATTTGTGGTACGATAGCATTTCCTAATGCCTTTATTCTTTTTGCTCGATCTTTGTCCAATCCGTAGGAAATCCCATCAGGAACTCCACGAAGTTTGGATTGAGTTTGCCACCAGTTTTCGGTTTCTCTAGGAATAACATCGCATCCGAGAGTTTTGCTCCGAAAGTCTTGTGTTTCGCATTCGGATTTTTCTTGCGTAACAGGAAGCTTCCTGACTTGCTGATCTCCACTCGATCCGATTGTTCCCCACCTTCCTCGCAACCTACTGTTGGAGTTGGCAATAAACCAAATTCTTTCTCGTCTGTGCCATGCACCTTTGCTGATAGCAGGTATATTAAACGCTTGGACTTCGTAACCTTCACTTTCCAAGTCAGAGTGGACAATGTTGAATGCCAAGCCGTCTTGTGTTGTAACAATTCCACGCACATTTTCTGCAATAACCCATCTGGGTTTCGTTTGTTTGATAATGTCAAACATTTCTCCCCAGAGATAGCGGTCATCATTCGTACCTCGTTG